AGCATTCCGGAGTTGAGCCGGACACGCTCGACGGCAGCGTGGATCTGGGTGAACGGATCACTTGCGGCGGTCGTCCACGGGGCGGCGGTCACGTCTGTGTAGAGCGTGGCGCCACCGCCGGTCCAGGCAGCGGAGAAGGTGGCCGCGGCCACACGGGCCTCGCGCCTGACCGCCATCAGCGTGGCGACCTGCTTGGCCTTGACGAGTTCGACATCGAAGGCGGTCTTATAGACCGCCCTGTCCTCGTCAGTGACCTGGGCTTCGAGGCCGTTCTTGACGCAACGGAACTCAAGCCCTTCCTGACGGAACTCGACGCGGCCATAGGTAGCGCCGGGGGCCAGGAGGGTGTTTTCGACGCGGAGCATGTCCTCCCGCTGGACGATGGGGAGGGTGCCGGTCTGTACCTGAACGCCAACCATCGGCATGACGAGGTCAGCCGCGTAGAGCTGGTCGTCCGGGCTCCACTCCATGAGGGCTTGCGCCACCCACGGTTTGGGGATTGCAGTCGTTGGAATCACGGGCATTTGCGTTTCCTTTCAACAAAGTTTGGATGCGTTTGACGCATCGGACGATTCAGGCAATCAGAACTTCCAGAACATCGCCGGCGTTGGAGACGCCCTCAAGGGCGGTGCCGATTGAGGTGCCGGATGATGCGTCGTCCACGTATCCGGTTGCGGCGTTGTAGACGGCGGCGCCAATGACGACGGTTCCGGCGGCCACACACCTGTGCGTCCCGCCGGCGTTGTCCAGCCGGACGCTGACTTCCTCACCGATCGCGGCGGTGTTCTGTGCCGTGCCGATGGCCGCCTCACCGGCGCCGGAATGCTCAACAGCCGTGCCGGACGACGCGGTGAGTTTCACGCGACGGAACGCCGTGACGGCGGCGGTCGCGATGAAAGTTTTGGGGCTTTCAGTCTGGATAGACATTGCAAACTCCTTTCAGAAAAGGGGGAACTTCTCAGACGGTCCCGGCCGCTTCAGCCGCCTTGTACACGTCTGGATGCGTCAGCCGGCACATGCGAATGGCGTCCTCGGTCGAGCACGATTTCTCGACCTTGTAGGCACTCACAATCTGTGTGAACGTTTTGCTGTCAGGGTCCGAGAGGTGGGACACCGGCGCCGCGCCGCCGAGCATCTGCGTGCGGAGTCCGGCGTTTTCCTCGCGGAGCCTTCGGACCTCGGCGTCCTGTTCGGCAAGCCTGGCCTGCGTCACGCTTGCAAACTTTGCCTGGGCAGCGGCGAGACTCAGTCCCTCGTCAAAGCACTGAATGGCAAAGGGCCGATCGGTCGGGAAGGCCGCTTTCAGCGCCTTCCAGTGCGGGCGGGATTCTTCCACCGGCGCCGCCGGTTCTTCCACAGGAGCTGCCGGCTTTTCGTCGGCGCCGACGAGCGGATTGCCGCAAGTCGGGCAGGTCTTTTCGCCGCACGGGCTTCCGGCGTAATCCTCGGAGTAGCCGCAGTCTTTGCAGACGCAGTACGCCGGGCCACCCTCGCCCTGCAACGCACAAGACTTGTTCTGGTTAGGCATGATAGCCTCCTTCTGTGTTGGCCTGGCCACGGGCACAACCACTAGGTCGTGACGGGCCATGAAGCCGTTGACAAACTCGCGGATGCGGTTCGGTTGCCCGCCTCCCAATGTTTCGGGCGCCGGCGCGACTTCGGTCAGCCCGAAAACCCACGAGAGTACTTGTTCAGCGCGCGCAGCGGACTCGTCGCCGCTGCTGAAAAAGCCGCCGGGATTCGCGGCCGGATCGCCCACGATATCGCAGGCATCCAGTTTGGCGAGACGCCCATGCGGCAGGTTCCTGACGTTCAGTTCATCGGGGCTTTGGAACTCGCCGTCCTCGTCCTCGTGTTCGTCGGCGAAGCAGACCATCGCGCCTTGATCGGGCCAGAAGACGATGCTCGATCCGAATGCGTCGGGGTCTTCCTCGGCAAAGGCCATGATGTATTCCGCCGGATCGTTGGTGGCTTCGGGGCTTTTGCCCGCTACGACGGACAGGTGGAGATTGGCGCGCACGACATCGCCATCGCGGCGAAAGTTCCGAGAGCGGCCCAGATACTTTCCGAGGCCATCGGAGCAGAGGCCCGGATGTGTGAAGCGCGTCTTGGCGCCCTTGGGAAGGGCATTCCCGGCGGCCACGACCTGATCGAGCATTTCCGAATCTACCCAGACGCCATGTCCGAGCGCTTCGCCGCGGGTGATCACGGCGTAGCCGTAGATGATGCGCTCCATGCGATCCACGGCGCCCATCCCGAATCCACGGCGAGAGTAGGCTCGGAGACGGCCTGGACTGGAATGCGCGCGCGGCGCGTCAGGGGGCGACATTGTCAATGGCATCGCTTTCTCCAGAAGGGGGTATCTTGGACTTGTCGCCGGCGCGGACGGCCAGTTCGGTCTTGCCCTGTTCGAGGCCGGCCAGGTGCCGCCACAGATCCGCGGCCTTGATGCCGCCGCCGGAGTCCTCCTCGATCTGCTGCGCGGCCGCCCATGCGTCCATGATTTCCTGATGCCGGGTGGCCTGCTGCTCGACGCGATCCTTGCCGAGTGAGGCGAGCACCTCGGTCTGCGTGGCGATGGCGCGGTCGAGTTTCTTGGACCAGGCGGAGACTTCCTTGTCCTCATCGATCCACGGCCAGGCGGGGAGATTCCATTCGTGGGCGAAGATGTCGTCGCGCCAGGGGATCGTCCCCAGTGCGATGGCGCGCCCGATCTGCCAGCGGTAGGCGTGCGAGTTGAATCCGACGGCCAGGTGGCGCTGCCAGCGCCGGAAGTTGAGGAACGCCTGGAGGAGGACGATGCGGGCGGATGAGTAGTTGAAATCACGCCAGAAGAGGAGCAGAACTTCGGCGGGCAGGCCGACAGGGACGCAGAAGAGGCGGACGAATGTCTCCACGTCCTTGTCGAGTTGCGCGCCGGGGCGGTTCGTGGCGATCGGCTCGATCTTGTCGCCGGGCACGCCCTGGAAGATCAGCGACATGCCCGCGTCCGTGATGAGGCTGCTGATCTCGTTGTCGCCGCGGTCGGCCTTGGTCCCGGCATTGACGCCGGAGCGGATGGCGGGGCGCGTCTTGTTTTTTTCCCGGAAGATTCCAACGACGAGCCGGGCCTGAATCTGCCAGGCGACAGCGGCGGCGGTCAGGATGTCGTCGAGCCGGTGCGCGATGGGCAGCGACGAGACGAACACGGGGAGGCAGCGCGTTTGCGAGGAGCGCTTGAAGACGGATCCGAAGAAGATCGCGTGTTCGGCGGGCACGGTCCGGGCGCTGTGGGTGACGTAGCCGGTAGGGCTGACATCGGAGACCTTGTAGGCGACAGGACGGCCGCGCTTATCGAGCACGACGCCCTGCTCGACGCGGTTCCCACCGTCGCCGCCGGCGTCGCCCGTTGCCCCGAACGAGTCCATGCGTTCGCCCTCGATGTGCTGGAACATGCCAGCGGAGGCATTATCCCCGCCGATCTTGAGATTGAGTTGATCGCCCGCCACGAACGCCTCGCGGAGATTGAGGCGCTGATAATCGGCCCAGTCGAAGAGACCGCGGACTTCGGGGGCGGCGCTGAACGCGGGCCAGATTTCCTGTTCGATGCGCTTGTTCAGGTCGGGATCGGCCGTCTTGGCCTGGAGGGTGAAGCCGGCGGGACCGAGGATATAATCCACGCAGCGATTGATGAGTCCCTCGATCAGCCAGTTGTCGCGTTCCATCGCCCGGGCGAGATTGACGATCGTGGAGCGATCGTAGCGCATGTGATAATCGGCGGTGCCGCCGACGGCCTCGGCCGCGTTCTCGCGGCCATAGGTGGCGGCCTTGTAGCCGAACTGCGTGTATCGGCCGGGCGTCTGGCTCAGTACGCCAATGTCCGTTCCGGGCAGGCGCTTCATGCGGTCTCCAGGCTGTCATTGGTCCTGGGCTTGGCCTGGATGAAGGCCGGGAAATCCGCGTCGAGGCCGAGGCCGAGCGAGTCGTCGTATTCGGTCAGCTTCTTTTCGAGCTTGCGGAGATAGTCTTCCAGCTCAAATCGCGCCGCGGACTGCTGCATGGCCCCTTGCGACTTGTAGCCCGACAGGATGGCCTCGACCTCTTCGATGTGCTGGATGAGCATCGTGCGCTGCGCCGTCGTCGTCGCTTCGCGCCGCCAGCCGCCGTAGGTCCAGGCCATTCCAGTGCTCCGATGCGGATTGAGGGGCCTGACGCGAGCGAGCCGGGGAAAAAGAAAGCGGGCCTGGTAGAGGGGATAGCCTCTATCCAGGCCCGCTTCTTATCTCGTCCGGCTCAGAACGCTTGGGGGATCAGCCCGGGCGTTGCTCGCCGGTCAGGTTGTCGTGTGCGTCAGTCCATCGTGCGCTCCGACTCGTGTTTCGTCCTTACGCTTCTCAAAATACGGCAGTCGCTTGAGGGAGTCAATAGCATTTTGCAGAAAGATTCCGTTGAACGGAATGTTTTTTGCGGGGCAAGCATCAGGCATCCCCATCTCTGCTGAACATGGTCGTGCCTGTGAGGGTCAGGGTGAGGAAGCCTGGCTCGTCCCTGTCCTCTGAATACGACATGCGCTGGACGAGGAACTCGTGCCCGCCAAACATGACGGTGGTGTTCACCAGGGTCGTCAGGTCCACGCCAGATGGCGGGTAGAGACGTTGTACGTTTCGCGCAGGTGTCGGCTGCTCGCCCATCAGC